TGGGGTTGAAACTGGGAACGTATCCCCCCAGCGGCATGTTGCCTGCGAAATACACTCGATCGCCGGGTGTCACAAACACCGTCTCCTTCTCGGTAAGGAAGGAGCGGTAGGCGCCAATGTCTGTCAGAATCTGGGGCGCGCCCGTATACAGGTGCTCGAGCTGGCACAGTCCGTATCCCTCACCGTCCGACGTGTTCAGTCCAACGTCCGTCGCATTGTAGAGCTGGTTGATCGTCTCGTCCGAGATGACATTGGGGGGTGCAGTGTCAATCAGCATGAGGCGGTTGGCACAGACCAACTTATCAAGCCCCGCCGCGTCGAGCTCCAGCTGGAAGATGCGGTTCAGATCGTAGTAGGCTCCTGAGTTCGGGTTCATGTTGGTCGCCATTGCCATGTAATAGGGGGCGGTCGGGTAGCGAGAGAGGAGACGCACGAATCCCATAACACATAGATCGAGCCGCTTTCGCTGACTGTTGCGATTTGCGTTGAGGAACACGATCGCATCCTTCGGGATGTTCATGTTTGCGCGAATCGACTGTCGCCCCTCCGCGTTCATGCTCGTGAAGATGGAGGGGTCCACCGCGTGCCCGAGAACGCGAAGATCAGGGGTCGGTCCGCCATACTTGAGGTACACCTGCTTCCATGAGTCCGTGAAGCAGTACACCCGGTCAGCGTGCTGGTTGATCTTGTCAATGAGGGGCTGGGCGATGCCGCCATACACCTGATCCACGTAGATCCACAGCTTGAAGGGCGCCTTGCCGGGCTCGATCTTCATTGCCTCGATGAACTTGTAGACAATGAGGGGATCGTTGTAGATCATCACGACGTCGGGGTTCACCATGTCGAGATACTCGTGGATCTTGTTGAATCCAAACCCCTCCTCCTTCGGGTCCTCGTTTGCCGCCGCGTCGTACTGCACGACCCCCTCGGGCGCCTTGCGTGTGCCCGAACGGTTCGGGTGCCTCTGGAATCCAAAATGGTACGTCTTGATCTTGGGCGACAGCGTCGCAACCTGCTTGAGAAGGTTAGAGGACACCTTCGAATACCCCGTCGTCTGATCGATGTGCGTGCTGACGAGAACAAATCGCATTGTGTGTATCCGTCACTCTGCTCGTAAATGAAAATTCTACACAAAGGATAAGTATGCAGGTGAACTCGGCACAGGATTACACAACCTCCCTCAAGCGACGCGTCATTGCCGCGACGTACATTGCGAATCCGCCGCCCATCAAGCGCCGCAACAACACGGTGTACACGTCCCTCCTCGCAAACAAGGCGGTCGAACTGCGGCGATTTGCACTCCCCATCTACCCATACAGTGAACAGACGACGAGCACGTGCTGTGTCGCAACCGCCCCCAGTGGACTGTCTGGTTCACTGGTCTAAACAAACCTTCTGTTCTACACTACAATACGATGCCAGGTGGGTTACTGCAACTCGTGGGAGTTGGTGCCCAGAATGAACTAGTCAATGGAAACCCGTCAATGACGCATTTCCGTTGTGTCTACCGCCGACACACCAACTTTGCAATGGAGCACATCCGCATGACGTTTGGTGGATCGAACCTCCAGTTCAATCAGACGGGAACGCGCACGATCTCCTGCCGAATTGATCGATACGCCCAGATGCTGCACGACACATATCTCGTGCTGACACTGCCCGACATTTACTCCCCCCTCGTGTATTTGGGAACGGGGGTTGCCCCTCCGACGGGATACGACCCCAACTCAACTGCGATCGGGTATGAGTTCCAGTGGATCAAGAACATTGGATACAATCTGATCGATCACGTCGATATCACGATGAATGGTGTGGTGATCCAGTCTCTGCGCGGCGAGTGGCTGAAGTTCTACTCGTACTTGACGCACGCCGCCGACAAGCGAATTGTCGTCGACACGATGACGGGGAACACGCAGGCGATGTACGATCCCGCCAATGCGTTCGATCGCATGGGGCAGTACCCCCACTCCGTTGCGCCCAACACGATTCCACCCGCCGTCCCGATGACGACGATTCCCGAACCCTCCATTCGAGCCCGGCAGCTCACCATCCCCCTTCATTTCTGGTTCTGCGAGAACCCGGGTCTTGCACTGCCCCTCGTGTCCATGCAGAACTCGGAGGTGTTTATCAACGTCACCTACCGCCCACTGAACGATCTGTATACCATCGTCGATGTTGATTCCACCTCGCCGACGTACGGCAGCCGAATTGCACCCGCCAACAACACCAATTTCATCGGGCGGTTTCTGTCTCCGCCCCTTGCCACTGGCGCCCAGTCCAATCCAACACTGACGTCCTTCTTCCCCGACCCGTATTTGGAGGGCAACTTCATCTACTTGACGGAGATGGAGATGGGGCAGCTCGCGTCGGCGGATCAGACGTACCTCATCAAGAACGTCAACTATGTCAGCGCAGAGGGGCAGTATGGACCCAACTCCGACCTCCTGCTCCCAATGTTCAATCTGGTGACGCGCATCGTCTTTGTCGCCCAGCGATCGGACAAACTGCTCGTGAACGACCGCGACAATTACACGAACTGGGTCAACCCGAACCGGGCGCCGTTTACACCCATCAGCACGGACATCCAGAACTCGCTGTATTCATCGGGGCAACTGCAGATCACCTCGGCGTTCCCGCGCGACTCGATGACGGACTCGGTTCTGCTGCTCGATGGCAAGGAGCGGTTCACGACGAAACCAACGGGGTTCTTCTCGCTGCTGCAGATGTACAAGCACGCGACGGGTGCACCCCCCATGTTGCCAGGCGTGTACATGTACTCCTTCGCGCTCAACCACGACTCCTACCAACCCAGTGGCGCACTGAACGGCAGCATGTTCAACAAGGTCGTGCTCCGCATGACGCTGCTTCAGCCCCTTCCCGCCATGAACCCGACGACGGGAACGCTCACTGCGACACAGAGCATCGTGTGCATCCTCCGCTCCACTGCGTTCAGCCCGAATCCCACCGTCATTCCTGCTGGGAACGTTGGATTGTACACCCCCGATCAACTGCTGACCGTGGTTCAGACGGCGGGAGGCGACAATGTGATCTTCACCTTCACATACCACATTGCGGCATACGTTGAGTCCGTGAACTTCTTGCGAGTCGTAAGCGGTCTCGCAAATCTCGTGTTTGCATCTTAACAATATGGCACTCACGATCAAGCAGGCAACGTGGGGCGATGAGGCGGCGACAACGGACATAACGCGGTCCCTCCAGGACAGAGCATCTGCGGGGTATGTCAACATGGTTGCGGACGCGTCGCTCGTCCCTGCAATTACCCTGGATCCCCAGACGACCGTGTCCTTGACGGACGAAGACAAGGAGAAGGCACACGCCGATGCAGTCAAGGAGTGTGGGGGCGGAAGCGATCAGAAGTGCGTCGACTCTCGCGTCGCGTCGTTTGAGGCAAATATGCTTCAAACCAAGATTGCCGAAGCGAGTTCCTCGAAGGACATCGTCAAGGGTCGACGACTGACGGTGACGTTCGTCGACTCGACGGGGAGGGAGAAGACGCTCCAAATCCCCGACGGACAGAAACTGACGATGGGGAAACCGCCCATTGTCAAGACAGACAAGTTGTTCGGTGAGATCTCGTCGATAGCGTTCTACATTCTGCTCACGGCACTGTGGGTGTTCAGCGTTGTCATCACATACCGCACCCTCATTTCCGCTGGATGGGTCATGGTCGGCTACGCCCTCACCGCGATTGCAGTTCTCATCCCCTACTCGGGACTCATCATGACTCCCATCGCCTTCCTCGCGATAAACTATATAAGCAAAACAGACATTATGAGGGCATAATGAGTCGTATCTTCCTGGTTCGGTCCGAGCGAGATCCTGGGGTGTATAACATTCTCGGCGTCTTCACGACCGATGACGAAGCGTATCTCTTCGCCCATTCGCACCGGTCCGCCGCTCCCATCAACATTGTAGAGCTCGTGTACGACAGCGCGACCGGGGAGGTCAGTCAAACGAGGATTGAATATCTCTAAAGAACAATGATCCAACTCTCGTGGCTAACAGGCGGTGTGATTGTTGGGATGCTGATATCCTGCATTCTCATCCCCCCCACCCGCAAACAGGTGTCCGTCCCCCAACCCCACGACCCGAGCGTCTACCACACCGACACGGGGTGCGTCCGTCTCGTCTCCGTCGAGGTGCCGTGCCCCGACGAACCCGACTCGCTGAACCTTTTGGCGAGTCTTAACAAGAAGGTATGATTGACATTACCCGCGCACTGACCCGCGCTGCCCCCTTTTTCTCCTTCGTCATTGGACTCGGGATCTCCGTTCTCCTCTTCCATCGCAACTATGACAGTCTCAGGGCGCTCGCACTTCCACTGAGTGAGTTTGAGGGAAAAATCAGCAAGGCGGACGGCAAGTGCTACCGCTATCGCGTGGAGGACGCTAGTTGTGAAATCCCGTCTACTCAATAAACAATGGACGACTCGACCTCGCTGGACGCCCTCCTGCCGTCGCCCCAGATGCCCCAGTCTGCTCCCCCCATGATGTCCGTCAACACGAGTCTCGGCAATCACGGGCAGGGACAGGGCATGGCGCCCTCCTTCAAGCCCAGTCTCCCCGCGATGCGGTTCATGGCGGTCAACCTCACGCTGTATATTTCCTTCTTCCTGGCGGTCGTGATTGTGTCCCTCTCGACCCCCCGCAACCTCATCCTGCAGTACATCCCGAACGCGTACACGAGTGGCGGGGTCGTCAGTTTCCAGGGTGCGGCGGTGCTGGGCGGCGCGGCAGTCGTGATCGCCCACCTCATCAACAACTTTCTTGGCAGTCTTTTGGGTTAAACGGTGCGGGTGTAAACACCCGTAATGCAGTGGATTAAGCCTGTGTACATGCGCCACCCCCCAGCATGGTTCTATTCCCGAGTTCTCGTTGGCGCGGGGGAGATGCTGACCCCCTCCTTCGTGCGCCACCACAACATCACGCACGTCATCAACTGTGCCCAAGAATCCGACTCCCCCGACTGGTTCAAGAAGGCACTTCCCGAGCGATACTTCTGTCTTAACTCGCTCGATTCGTTAGAGTCCAACATCCTGACGTGGTATTCCAAGTTCGAGGAGGTTCTGCGCAGATTCCTTCAGGCAGGTGGGGGGACGGTGTTTGTGCACTGCCAGTGTGGCATCAATCGCAGCGCCTTCTTGGCACTCGCCTACGTGTGCAAGAACTTCGCGCTCGACATGCCGAGCGTCGTTCTTTCGACGCGGCAGGCTCGACCCTGCATGTTCACAAATTCGGTTTATAGGAAACAGGTTGAAGACTTCATAAGAAATGGACGTGTTCAGGGTCCGTAAGATACGCGATTCAGCTGCGGGGATGGCATCCATGGGAACACTCGATTCCGTCCACAAGGAGATGGTGCAGGGGTTGCGGGAGTCGGAGACAAAGGCACCTGAACTCGGCGATGAAAACGCGAAACTCCTTGCCCAAATTGAAACACTGCGGTCCTCCAATGACATTCTGGACGCGGTCGAATGCTCCCGGTGTGAGCGGCGGATTCGGGAGATTGAAGAGGAGTTGGCGATGTCGAACCCCGTCGAGGACTATTACCTGAAAAACATGGACATCCTCATGGACTACTACGGGAAGCAGGACTCGATTGCGCCGCAGCAGGCTGCTGCGCCCAAGGACGCAAACACGTTCATGAAGTTTTTCGCAGGGGGTGCACCGACCCAGGAGGTGGGTGTGAGTCGCAAGCAGATCTTTGATGAGTACATCCAGCGCATGAAGTTGTCCGCGGGACCGGAGGCGACCCAGTTGTTGACGGAGCACTGCATGAGTTGCAACGTCGCACGTGAGGAGATTTCGTCCGAGGGGATTCTTGTGTGCCCCAAGTGCGGGTCGGAGGAGTATGCCCTTGTTGTGAGCGACTTCCCGTCGTTCCGCGATCCACCGAAAGAGCGCAACAATTACGCATACAAGAAGATCAACCATCTCAACGAAATCCTGAACCAGTTTCAGGCGAAGGAGAGCACGATCATTCCCGAGGAAGTCATGAATGAGGTCATCTTGGAGATTCGGAAACGCCGGATCAACAACATTGCCGATTTGTCGGAGGAGGACATACGCCAGATTCTCAAGAAGTTGGGGAGGAGCAAGTACTATGAGCACCGCGCTCATATTCTGAGTCGTCTGAACGGCAACCCCCCACCCACAATCACGCCTGAAATCGAGGAAAAAATCCGGGCGATGTTCCAGGAGATCCAGGCCCCGTTCCTGCTGTATTGTCCCCCCGATCGCACGAACTTCCTGTCGTATTCGTACATTCTGTACAAGTTCATTGAGTTGCTGGAACTGGATGAGTATAAGGTGTTCTTCCCACTGCTCAAATCACGCGACCGCCTGATTGCACACGACAGCATCTGGGAGAAGATATGTCTGTATCTGCAGTGGGAGTTCATACGGAGTGTTTAGGATATTCAAAGTTTTTCAAGCTCGCACATCATTTTCGACAATCTTGTTGTAGCACTTCATACATGCCTCCGTGTCCGCCAATGCGCTGTGAGCATTGCCGAACGCCTTCCCAAAGAAGTGCTTGTGAAGTTCGGTAAGACTGGGCCACTTGTATCCCCCGTACTTACCGGGCTTCGGAATCTTGGCAATGTTCGTACCAATCTCCATCGTACACTTGCTCGTCTTGCCCTGTAGAAAGTTCGGAAGCCCTGCTCGAATCAGTTCACTTGCAACGATGCGCGAGTCAAAGTTTGCATTGTGGCAAACAAACACGGAACAATCTGCGAAGTCCGATGCGAGCATGCCTAGTATCTTCGTCCTCTCCTCTCCTTGCGCCTCTGCAATTTCCGCTGTGATCCCGTGAATCTTGACAACATCTGATGGAATTGGATACTCTCCGTTTGGCTTGATGATATGCTGTTCGCGCTTCAGCTCAACCCCGTTGGCATCCTGTACAATCCATGCAATCTGAACAAGTCGTGCACTATCAAATGCTCGCAAGCTTGTGGGTGCATGATAACTGCCAAACGGCAGCTTGGGAAGATTTGCGCCCGGTAGTCCGGTGGTCTCGGTGTCGAAGAAGATGGTCGTCATTTGTGTGTTGGGGTTTAAAGTCCTGAAATGGGCGGATTCGTTTTCGGGGGTCTACAAGTCCTTTTCGTTGATGCGTGCGCTCCACGCGAACATCCAGAGCCCCGACTTCTCGCACTTCTCGATGACCTTTGCAGACAGCTTCGACTTGTCTGCCGCTGCCATTCTCGCGTTGAGACCCTCCAATCGGTCCACCAACGCACGCACCCCAATCGGCATTTCGCGAACGACACGGCAGAACTCGTCGGTGAGTCCGTCGCGATTGAAGTTGGGTCGTTGGGGTCGACCACTAGGAACCCTTAGTCCAGAATACTTCTTGCAGAACGCGTCGACGGCTGCCCGAATGTCGTTGATGATGTCCACGTTGTTCTCGATGATATACAGTTCCGGAACGGAGATTGCCTTGTTGAGTCGCTGAAACTCGTTCTTCACATCCTCGTCGCTGACGTTCCACAGAACGTCGACCAGAATGTCCTCGACCTCCGCAATCCCCTTCAATGCCTCTCGCCGGTGATTGGATTCGTAGCATACGAGCTCGTGATTGACGAATGCCAAGTAGATCATGCCGTCCATTCTCTTGTGCTTCTCAATGGACGTGCCAATCTCAACCACACGATCCATGTCAGCGGGGCGATTGTACTTCCAGCGCCCGATCGGCAGTTCCCGGAAGACCTCAATGGGAATGCGATAAACCCAGTGAGATCCATGTTGTTGCCCCCGCCCCTTTTCCAGTAAATGTTGCTTGCAGTATTCCATTTGTGCGATTTGTTGCCTGAAAAGGGAAATTGACTTTTCCTTTTCCATTTTCAATTTTCTGTTGAAGGAAGGACAATGTCACGCATCAAATACCACTCCAGTATGATGAATACGTTAAAGGGGCTGGGGAGACACGAACAGTGGTCTCGGTATATGATGGGGGGGAGGTATGAGGATGCGATCACGATCGGAAAGTACACGGTAGAAGCGCGTGAAGACGAACGGGATCATCGATTCTTCCTCTGGGCTCCAAAAAATGTATGTGTGAACATGGTGATTGATAAACAAAACAAGACTGCCATCATCGATGCGATCCAGTTCGACAGTGGATGTACCATCCATGAAACGATGAAACGGGGGGAAGGGACTCGAGAAATGGTTGATTTCTGCGTACATATGCTCAAGCAACATGGCGCAACGAGTGTGTCATTGTCGGATAACTCGTCAATCGACTGCAACGGCACAGATATCGAACTTGGGAGAATGTATTTTTTGAAATACGGGATGACGTGGTATGAAAAGTATTTTGGATTTCAACCTGCCGAGCGTTTTGCAAAGGCGTATGAGAATGCGAAACGTCAGCGGAAAGAAAAGCTCGATGTAAAGATGTTAGCGTCGCAACCGTGCGAGTTCTTTACAGTCGATACGGTCGACAGTTTCTTCGACGATATCCAATTCAAAAATTTTCACAGGTATGAGTGGGTGAAGGATCTCTAATTTTTCTATCGAAGGAAGAACAATGTCTCTACGAAAACATCATTCGAGTATGATGAACACATTGAGAGCGCTTGGACGCGACGAACAATGGTCTCTGTATGGAACAGGTGGAGGATACAACGACACTCTAACGATTGGACGCTACAAGATTGAAATAGAAAACAACGAGAACGATACCCGGTTTCTCATTTGGGATCCTAAAAGACCGTGTGTGAATATGTTGTTCGACAAACGCGAACGTGTGGGTGTGCTTGACTCAATTCGATATGACCCTGATTGCACAAGCCCCGAGCAAATGACGCGCGGTTCAGAAACCCGAGAGATGGTTGATTTCTCGATCGGTATTCTGAAACGCAACGGTGCAACGAAGGTCTTTCTCACCGACAAGTCTACCATTGACTGCGGCGGAACCGACATTGAACTTGGACCCATGTACTTCCTGAAATACGGAAAGACGTGGTATGAAACTCACTTCGGGTTCAGACCGAGCGCCAAGTTTGCAGCGGAGTATGAAGATGCAAAAAGACAGAGAGTTGAGTTGCTTGATACGGACTTCCTATCAACCCAAAAGTGTGAGTTTTTTGATCGCGAAACGGTGCGTGATATTTTCAGGTATATTGGGTTCGTGAACTTTTACTCAATTCCATGGGTGAAGGATCTAACAAATCATACTTGATCGCTTCCGTTCGTTGATGCGGCGGTACATCGTCGCCCCCTCCAGATTAAACAACTCTTCCTCGATCGACTCCAGTTCGTCGCTGTAGCGTTGAAAGTCTCTCTTCGACAGCCGAATGTTCTCCAGTTTCTCGTCCAGTCGTGCCTTGCGGCGGTTCAGTGTGCTGATGCGGTCTTTGATGTTGAATTCCATGGTGTCCGGCACCTTCCCATCTACTTACAGCGAACGAATCCATTTTTACCCAATGATCCACCCCATGGGAATCTCCATCCCCGCCGAGAAGATCGTTGCGTCTGTTCCCCCAAAGACCAAACTGGTCTCCGGGTCCATCCCCAACTCTTTGCAGCAGTACACGTTCGAGACCGAATCGGAGTACTACGCCGAGTACCAGCGCAGTTGTTTTGCACACACGAGTCGCAAGGGCGGATGGGACTGTCTTCGGCATTACGAGATCATGGCAAACGGGTGCATCCCACTCTTTGACGACCTGGAGAACTGTCCGTCCGGCACGATGCCCCACTTCCCCAAGCAACTGGTGCGGGATGCCAACACTGCACTGATTGCTGATTTGAGTCAGTATGGCGCGTATGCCACCCGAATCCTGGACTATACGCGGCGGCACTTGACGACGACCGCGTCCGCCGATTCCCTTTTGAGGACCATCGGTCAACCTGACGTGAAGCGCGTGCTCTTTTTGTCGGGACTGAACTGGTGGTCACAGCACCCCGATTACGTCCGGAACGGGGTGCTGCATGGACTCAAACGCCGACTTGGTGCCGAGTGCCACGACTTTCCGCGCATCAACCACATGTACGCTGATTTCGAAGGGGACTGCTCCGAATTCCACGGACGTGGGTTCTCAATGACGAGGCTGCTGGATCCCGCGCTGCACGACAACGCACTGGACGCCGGTGTGGAAGAGGACATCCGGGCGCGGCGATACGACCTGGTCGTGTACGGATCCGTTCATCGAAATGCACCGCTGTTGGACGTTGTGTTTGCGTCGTACCCCCCGTCACAAATCGTGGGCATTTGCGGGGAAGACGCTGCGACGGACGATGGGGGGTGCCCACTCACATGGTTTGCGGCAAAGGGCGCCCATGTGTTTCGGAGGGAGAACAGAGAAAACTAGACCGTTTTTACGGCGTAGTTTGCGTGTTTGATTTTGATTTATGGTTGATGCGGGACGTTTACTTGCCGAGGAAGGGCTTGGCTGCCTTCCACACGAAGCCGGACACCAGGGCGAACACGATGGCGTGGGTGACGGCGACGTTGGTGAGGGGCGTACGGAGGGACAGGAACACGCCGGGGGTGAGCACGTAGAACAGCAGGGCCGAGAAAAGGAGCTTCTTCCACATGTTTGTCCTTTGGGGAGATTCTTTTTAACCGAAGATGTCTGAAAACACCTCCTTCAACTTATCGTCCAGTGTGTCCATGAAGAGGAAGACGGCATACACAAACACCATCTGCCCGCCGAAACTCTCAATGTACGATTCAAGTCCAGGCGAAACGGGGAGGATCGGGATGTACACGTTCGCGACATACGTCAGCCAGAATGCAGCAATCACCAGCAACGAAATCTCAATCGAAACGTCCGTCAATTGGTATAGGTTCGACTGCTTCTTCCACTCGTCGTCAAACGGCGGAAACAACATGGACATACACTTGGAGACAAACGCACCAAAGAACACGTAGAAAATTGCGATACATATCAAGTTGATTGTGAGGTTGACGATGTGCCCCTTGACGGACGGGATGCTGTTCAACCCGACGTTCTTCATATTAACTTTCACACAAGAAGAAGTGTAGAGAGAAATGGCACTTGCATCCTGGGGAAAGCACCTCGTTCTTGACGCGTCTCGTTGCAACCCCGCGTCGATCCGTTGCCCGCATCATATCACCGATTTCACGAAGACGCTGGTTCGCAAGATCGATATGGTTGCGTACGGCGAGCCGCAGGTCGTCAGTTTTGGGTCGGGAAACAAGAAGGGGTACACGCTTGTCCAGCTGATCGAGACGTCCAATATCTGTGCGCATTTCGTAGAGGAGTCCGACGACATGTACCTGGATGTGTTTTCGTGCAAGGATTTCGATGAGGCACTTGTGAAGCAGATTGTTCGTGATTATTTCGGGTCCGACATGGTCCAGCGCACCCAGACGCTGATTCGCAATGCCCCGCGTCGGGTTCCCGATCTAGAACTCCAGTAGGCACTTGCCACTCTGCGATCGGGTTCCGTCGGGGCAGGTCCTCACCTTTGGCGCCACCATGTAATCGTTAAAGTGCTCGGCAATCTTGGTCGGCATCATCACCAGTGCCCCTGCCGCAACCGCGACAACCACAATCAACCACATCCAAATCGGGAAGCGTGCCATTTGTAGTTTGCCGAGATATTACGCGTTCTTAATCACCCAATTGCGATCCGTCTTGTATGTCTTGGATCGGGAAGGCACCGTCCGCTTCGTAAGCACCGCCACGGCATTCAACTTCCGCAGCGTCGAGAGACGACCATACTTGGCAACTGCCTTCGCGAGTGCGCCATGCCGAACTGCCGCACGGACCGTCGCATCATACCCCACACTCTTCAAATCACCCTTACGAAGCGGTCCGATGACGGGCACTCCGTGACCGGGTGCGCCCACGTCCTTGACACACGTCGACTTCACCTTGTACGTCGTGCCGCGCCTCAGCAGACGATTCAGCACTCCCGTTCGGCGGCGGGTTGCGGTGTACCCCTTGCGCGCAATTTTTCCCGAAGGACACGTCTTCCCGCCCTCCATTTTACTCAAACCCGCTATTCTTTTTCGCGTTCGGGCAGGTGCTGCATCCCCGAGAGGGTTGTGCTACAACCGACCCCGTCTTCCACAAGTACATAAAAAAGACAATTAAAGCAAGTAAAATCAATCCAAACCACACTTCCATTCACCTTGTTCTCTACAAACATTCCGTTGTGGAAAACGGACCCGAAACAAGATACTTCAATAAATCGCACACAATGGGAATTCCATACTACGTCGCGTCGCTGGTGCGGCAACACAAGCACATCCAGAAGGACTGCGGCAACGCTCGACTAGAAACAAACGTCCTCGGCATCGACTTCAACTGCTTCATCCACAAGTATCTGAATCCAATCAATCCGATTGGTAGCGTCGTGGTTGCACTGGATCGATTCTTGAAACACCATGCGAGTGCGACCCACATTCTCGTTGCGTTCGATGGACTCGTGCCGTACTCCAAGATCGTCCAGCAGCGCTACCGCCGCATGCGGACCCCGACGGAGGTCGAGGCGTTCGACAAGCACCAGATCTCGCCTGGAACCGAGTACATGAGAGGACTGGAAGAGGCACTTCGCATCATCTTCCCGCACCTCGCCATTTCGGGAACGGACGAACCGGGTGAGGGGGAGCACAAGATCTTCCAGTGGATTCGGAAATTCGACCGCAGCGAAACCCGCAAGATCTGTATCTACGGGCTGGACGCCGATCTTGTTCTGATTTCCGTTGCACAGTGTGAACTGGGGGACATCCAGTTGTTGCGCGAGAAGAACAACGCCGAGTGGGAGTTCGCGACGGTGTCTGTCAATGCCCTCAAAGCGGTGCTGCCAATCGATGCCGACAAGTTCGTTGAAATGAGCGTCCTGTGTTTCGGCAACGACTTCATGCCATCTCTAGCAATGTTCTCGTTGCGGGAGGAGGGGTACAATCGCGCGCTGCATTACTTTGGGCGCTCCGGTGGACTGGAATCTGCAGCGAAGGACGAGGTGAAGGTTTTGATAAAGAGAGCAAAGGAGGGCGATGCGACGTTTGTGGCGCGAGATGGACATGCGATCGAGACCCGACTGGGTCTTCATCTCATGGACGGAGTTCTCGATTGGGAGAAGGTGTGCTTCGCCTTCTGGAAGACGTACGAGTGGACACTCCACTACTTCAAGACGTCAGAGGTTCTTGACTGGTGCTGG